AATAATAATAAGAATAAGAATAAGAATAAGAAGAATAATATGTTAATATTTAATGAAAATAATGATTCTATAATATTGGATAGCATCCAAGGCCCAACTTTGTCGGAATTCATGTACGTTCTTGATTTGTCTCTGATGGACTATACACTCGCACCCCTGCTTATCTTCGAAGAAGTAATATGTCCGACCATCGTAGTTACCATCCGTGGTTTCACGTTCGAACTACCCGCTAATTGGAATATTTTGGTTACAGATGAAGATACACTTCAATTAGATGTAGTGGAAGTATCTGAATTGGCAGGCAAGGAATTTAAAGCCCTTGTATATGGTATGGATATGTCTATGATTCAAATGGAAAAAATAATAGTTAGTGATTATTATCCTAGTTTCAACAACATCGGTCCTTCGCTTAATAAATACCAAATGTTATGTCACCCAATATCACCGAATTCTTGGGTGAATATTGCACCTTCTGATTCTTATAATAAGTATCTCAAAGAAAAGGTTGCGGGCGATATTATATAGACAAGAAGAAACATATGACAGCTAAGAATGTAGAAACAACAGAAACAATATCTTTTGACGAATTTAGAGCGTGGTTAACTGGTTTGATTCGCGGAAAAAATGGTACGATTCCAGATGTAGATGATTGGAAACAAGTTAAAATAATGGATAATATAAGACAATGGCAAAAAGAAAACAAAAACAAACTTTAAAAGAATTTCAAGCATGGTTACAGGGTGTGGAAGAACTTCAACCGGAAGGTTGGAGTCCTGATGCCGATCAATGGAAACTAATACGTGCTAAAATTGATGGAATAAAAGAAGAAACCAAGACAGTGGAAGCTAAATCAACTCACGACAACCATGTAGATTATAATAATCCGATTTATAATAATCCTAATATGCTTACAGCACCGCCGACGCAAGGCGGTGTTCCACCTGGTCCGGTGGATATGACACCAGCAGTAAAAGATATGATGGCTCCTGCATCACCAGATAAACCAGCAAAAACACCACATTCGTCTTCGACTGATGCAAGCTCATTCATCTAATAGCGTCATATTAAAAAATCGAACATTGTGGTTTGATGGTGATTCTACAGTAGATTCTAAAGAAATAATGGCTGCGATTTTTCGTGGAAAAAATATAGATTCTTTATTTGTCGAAGAATTAACAGATGAAATAAAACAATATAATAAATTAGTTCCACCTTCACAGGCAATATTGGTTAAAAACGAAGTTAGAAACTTGTCATTTGAATGGAATATACCAGAAAATTATAAAAATTTGGATGTAATATCATACGTTGCAGATAAATTGCAACAATTGGAAGCAACCCAATCCAATTTCTCCTTGCGACAAGAAAGATGCGCCCAAGAACTGCAACTCTATAAAAAAATGGGGCTTTTTGACACGCTCAGGGTATTGATATATATAGTGAACACTTTAGTAAAAAATGATGTTGTTTGGGGCGTTGGGCGTGGAAGTAGTGTATCTTCTTATGTATTATACGTAATAGGATTACACGATGTTGATAGTTTTGAATATGACCTAAATATAGAAGATTTTTTACGAACCTAAAGATTATTACAGGAGAATAAGATGGTAAAAAGAGTTGTTAGAAGTGCCAAAGGCGCAGAAGTAGATTTTGATAGTTTGAAGATCAAAGAACAGCTTGCATCTGCCCCAACACCTTTAGAAGTTAAAAACAGACAAAACTTCATAGAGAATAGGTTAAAACGAAGATTGAAGAAAAAACTGCCCGTTGTTGAAAAAGCAGCTATCGAAGTAGAACCTTCTCTTCCTGAACCGGCAGAAAGTCTTGTTGTGGAAGAAGAAATTGTTGTGGAAGAAGAAAGCAAAACCGTTACATCAAAAACAAAACAGAAAGCAAGAAAGAAAAGTAAAGGAAAAGAATAGTGGCATCAATTAAACCGATCCGTGATCATATTATATTTAAATTTGAAGATGATATCGTGAAGAAAACCGACATGGGTAGAACTCGACAACAATTTAGTGAAACCACGGATTGGGGGTTTGAAATATCTTCTTACGATGAAGGAACTAAACAACCACGATGGGGAATTGTTGTGGCCATAGGTCATAAAGTCAAAGAGAACATTCCATTAGGCGCTCGAATACTAATAGATGCCCTTAAATGGACGGAAGCTGCCGAATTTAATGGTGAATCTATTTGGCGCACAGACGAATCTTGTATACTTGCAATAGACGAAGATTATCAACCTTAATTATTTTTAACCTATAAATACATGTTAATCAATTGGAGCATGTTATGGGTTTTATCCTTATTCTTATATTAACAACACTGGGTATCGCTGGTGTTGCCGCTTATTTCAGTATATACGGCCTTGCCGCTATTTTCTCTGGTATTTTCTGGCAAGTTATCGCTATGGGCGGTGTTCTCGAAGCAGGAAAATTAGTAGCTGCCTCATACGTTTACCGCTATCGTGATAGTATTTCAAGAAAAGCAAAAATATATCTCATTTCCGCAATTGTAGTCTTAATGATAATTACTTCAGGTGGCATCTTCGGATTTTTATCAATGGGTTATCAACAAGACACCTTACCATTAAAACAACAAGAACAACAAATATCGTTATTAACATCCGAACAAACAGAACTGGAAGTATTTAAGAAAGAACGGCTTACTAGAAGAAAACAAATAGATTCAGACATCGCGGCATTACCTAATAATTATATAACTGGTAGGCAACGTTTAATGAAATCATACGGTCCTGAATTAGATCAGCTACGTAAAGATATTGAATTATATACTAAACAAATTAGCGAAAAAACGATTAAAATTTCTGAACTTAAGCAGAAGAAGCTAATAAGTGAAGTACATACTGGACCGATTATATTCATTGCACGTGCAGCTAAATCTGATACAGATACTGCCATTAAATGGATGATAATTTTAATAATGTTTGCTTTCGATCCACTTGCTGTTGCTCTTACCTTAGCCATCAACCACGCTTTACTTGAACGTAAAAAAGAATTGGGTTATATTTTCAAAAAAGAAGAACCAAAAAAAGAAGAAGTGGTAAAAGATAAACCCAAAACTAAAGATGTGAAAACATCAAATGTTGAAGCAAAGAAAGTAATAGAAGAACCAAAAAAGGTTATACAAAAGAAGAAACCTCGTCGATACGCTTAAAAATAGTTGACATCATATTATTATTATTGTATTATTAAAAGATAATACGGAGAATAATAACAACAATGAAAGCTAACAAACACGTATTGTGGGTTGAAAAGTATGCGCCTTCTTCTCTTGAAGAATATATATTTCACGACGATTCACATAAAAAATCTTTTGAAAATATGGTTGAAAATAAAACCATACCACATCTTTTGTTGTCTGGTGTTCAAGGAAGTGGTAAAGCCCAATCACTAACTAGTAAAGTCTTAACACCACGAGGATGGAGATCCATGGGAGAATTAAAACCCAATGATGAAATATATACACCAAATGGTTCAATATCTAAAATTGTAGAAGTTTTTCCACAGGGCGAAAAAGATATATATGTTGTTACTTTTCATGATGGGTCTTCAACAGAATGTTGTCTTGATCATTTATGGGAGTGCTATTTTATAGATAACTATACTGATCGAACAGCAAAAAAACATGTAGTTGATACGAGAACTATAATAAATTACATTGATAAACAAAATAATAGAGTAACAGAAAGATTTAACATATCTATACCATTAACTGAACCTATTGAATTCCCCCCAAAAAAATATGATATTGATCCATATGTTTTAGGTGTGTTACTGGGTGATGGTTCTATATGTTCACCCACACCAAGATTAACATCTATGGACGTTGATGTCGTAAAGGAATGTCAGAAATATTTATTGGATGGTTATAATTTAAAACCAGTGAAAAACTCAACAAAAGAATTTAACCTAATAAATGAAAATAGGAAGATATATGGTGGCAACAGAGGCACCAGCGAAAATTATTATACTTCTTATTTTAGAAGAGTTAATTTATATGGTAAACGCTCGCATGAAAAATTTATACCTAAAGAATATATAAATGGATCAATTTCACAAAGATGGGCAATTGTGCAGGGATTAATGGATACCGATGGAACTATTACAAAAACAGGATCTAACGTTTCGTTTACGACAACAAGTCATACACTAGCAACCGAATTACAAGAAATTTTATGGTCGCTGGGCTGCACTTGTACATTGTCATCCCGCACACCACAATATACATATAATGGTATATTACAATATGGGAAACTTGTGTTCACATTACATATAAATCACAATCATGGCACCGCACAATTTTTTAGATTATCTAGAAAAAAGATTCGAGGGACACATAGTTTCGCCAAAGGACATAGTAAAGACAACATCGTATTACGTCGTAGGATAAAAACAATAGAATATAAAGGTAAGGAATTAGCACAATGTATATTGATTGATGATCCGAGACATTTATATATAACAGACGATTATGTTGTTACACATAATACCACAATCGCACGAATTCTAATAAATCACCTTGACGTAGATCCAACAGATATTCTTCTTATCAACGCAAGTGATGAAAATTCAGTTGATACTATGCGTGATAAGATTAAGAGTTTTATAACCACTTTTGCTATAGGTGAATTTAAGGTTATACAATTAGAAGAAGCTGATTATCTTACCCTAAACGCACAAGCAGTACTTCGTAAATATATGGAAGATCCAAATTGTCCTGCCCGGTTTATTCTTACATGCAACTATGAAAATAAAATCATGCCTGCAATTAAATCACGAAGTCAACAATTTAGGTTCAAATCCGCCGACAAAAATGACATTGCAGAATTTACTGCAAAGATCCTTTTAAAAGAAAAAATAAAATTCACCATAGATTTGTTAGATAAATACATCGCGGTGGGCTATCCAGATATACGAAAAGTAGTAAATTTATTGCAACAAAATTCTATAAATGGCAATCTTCAATCATTAGTAACACAGGCTGAAGCAGGTGATTATAAATTTAAATTATTAGATTTAATTGGTAAGGATGATTGGTCTGGTGCAAGAACTTTGGCATGCGGGAACGTAGCTGCGGAAGAATGGGAAGATTTATATAGATTCTTATACGAGAATCTTGATAAATCTAAAAAATTTAATAAAAAAGAAAATTGGGAGACTGGTATAGTTATAATTACCGATCATCTCTATAAAAACTCAATTATTGCCGATCAAGAAATTAACGCAGCAGCTATGTTTATTCGGCTTTCACAAGTATAGGAAAATAACAATAATGCCAACAATATTTTTACCACAGCCACTCGAATACAAATTAAATCATGAGCCATCGCAATTGGAATCTGTTAGATGGCACACAAGATTTAATGGTGAACCTTTCTATCAATCAACATCAACACCACTATTACCAAATTTACCAAATTTACCAAGTCTTTCCGACGGAGAAAGACACTTAAACAGTCCTGGTGTTAGTGTTAAAACAACAGATATGGATTTATGGACAGAATATGAAAAGAATTTGGCAAACGAACTTCCTGAAAATATGAGTGCAAAACGGATGGCAGAAGATATTGATACTAAAATATTGAATAGTCTTGTCACTGAAGCACAGCTTGCCACTAATGTAAAATATACTTTTGATAAGATTCCATTTCAACATCACGTTACATCTGATGCAAAAAGTGCTACATTTACTATTAGTGGTGATATAACTCCATCTTCGTTTCTTTTACAACTATCTAATGATACGAGCATTGAAATCAAACCAGATGGAAGCCTAACAACAAAAGGCGATGTTAATATGAACGAAGCAGCAAAAGATTTTTGGAAACACGTTGCAAATTATGCACCTAAGAATACACAATATGTTAGCAGTCTAGAGGAAGACATTATAGAGCTTAAAGCAAAATTATCAAATTATGAAACAGAGAAGACAGTTGAAAAACCAATAAAAACATCCCTTACTATTCCAACTGGAAACCATCAACTGTTAATGGAAAATCCAGAATCTTATATGAGAGATAAAAAACTTTCTGATAAAGAAACTGGTGAACCCATGGTATCTTTTTTAAGAGAAAAACAAAACGAAGAACGATTTGATGATGCTATGAAACTAATTGAAAAATGAAAATAATAAAACCAACGGTTTACATAGCATCCCCATATAGTAAAGGTGATCCTGCAATAAACACACACTTTCAATGTAAGGTGTTTGATCAGTTATTGACTGAAGGTAGGGTTTTACCAATCGTTCCATTATGGAGTCATTTTCAACATGCACTATTTCCAAGACCATATCAGGATTGGATTGATTATGATCAAGAATTGCTTGAAATATATGATTGTTGTTTACGATTAAATGCCGAACTTCCAGATATTGGATATAAAGTTCATGAATCTGCTGGCGCAGACGAAGAAGTAGCAATCTTTGAAAGAATGGGGAAGCCAGTATTCTATTCTATTAATTCTATGAATAAATGGTTAGATACGGGCGACGCTCAAGAATATAATCCAGATTTATTGTTAGAAGATATACACAAATCATTATTAGAGGAAGAAAATGAGATCATTAACACCTACTACAAATTCGGAATAAAAGAGACAGAATAATGGCAAGAAGAAAAAAACCAGAAAATGAAACAACTGAGCAATCCGCCGAACGTAACCTATTTGAAAAGATAGCTAATCATGCCAATCGTAGCGAAAAAACAGCATGGAAAAGAAAATTTAATAATATGGAAGCACTTATCGAAGAACTTAATCCCATAGAAGAAAAGATTCTTAAAATAATGTTGGAAGAAAAGCAACCTATACTTGATAAAATATCCGATCTTAGAAAGGAGATGGTTAATAGTTGCATCCATCCCTTTGAATACTTGGTGCAACAAGATGTTTTTGTAGAATGTAAATTCTGTAATCGTAAAATTAGAGCGGACAATGGCTAAAGAATATAAATTAGATTTGTTCAAAGAAGTACTCCCTAATATAAGCAGGAAGAATGAAAAATATTATAAATCCCTTACCGAAGAACAAACCAAGGAGATTACACCACTCGTTTTAATGCGCTGGTTATCAGGAACTAATGACGCAAGACAAATTTTCATGTTAAATGAACTTGTAAACCCATTTGTCTTCACTTTGGGTAAACATAAAGAATTATTAGTCGATCTTATGACAATAAGCACCTCTGGTAAATCTTGTCGATATAAATTTAATAAGGTTAAAAGTAAGAAAAATACTACCACACCAAAAACCACAGAAGTGGTAAAACAATATTTCAATTATAATACAGTGGATGCGTTAGAAATCTTGCCAATACTTTCCGACGATGATATACTTTCTTTTGCGGAAGAACTTGGTACACAACCAACTGAAATCACTGCTATAAAAAAAGAACTAAAAGCCAGACGGAAATGAAATGCCCAAAGATATCCTCTTTACGTGTGAATTCTGCCACGGTCCTTTTAAGACCGAAGCGGGTTTTACGAAACACAAATGCTCAGAAATGCTGCGTGAGCAACAATTCATATCCCCTGCTGGCCAGACAGCATGGAATTATTATAAAGAATGGATGCAACAGAAACATAAATCTGTAGTATCCAGTTCAACTACCTTCAAAAAATCTAAATTCTTCACAGCCTTTTATAATTTTACAAAATTTGTTAAAAAGACCGCTATGCCAGATACAGACGCCTTTATACATTTAATGGTAAGAAAAGGTATCGATCCCAAGTTCTGGACAACCAACGATGCGTATCGTAAATATCTGGAATATGTCACTAGACAAATGCCAACAATGGATTTTGTTAAAATAACAATAAAAACCATAATAGACATTTCGGAAGCAGGTGACTGTGAGATATCGGAAGTCTTTGATATATTAACAGCAAATGAAATAATCCAGTTGGTGGAACAACGCAGATTATCACCATGGGTGTTGTTGCATAGTAAGGAATTTGCTAGATTTTTCATAAACAAGACCTCATCAGAAGAAAGAATAGCCATGGAAACTATCATCAATCCAGATTATTGGAAAGAACGCTTCAAAAAACACCCACAAGACGTGAATAATGTTAAGAAATACATACAGGAAATGGGATTATAGGCTTTAAATAACTATGATAAATAGACATATACTTAACCATCTAATGGATACAATATATGTCAGAAACATTTCTTATCAAAAAAGCGGCGTTTGACGATGATGCTCTTATAGCGGAAAAATCCGCTAATTCATTCATAATAGGCCCGGGCGAACTAAATGGTCCATCTGGCCTCGCAAGAAATTCCGATTTAGAATTATATGGCTTCGGCGCACTGAGGTGGGGCGAAGGCGTAGACCAGAATCTTTATAGACTTCTGGAAAATTTTGCATGTCCCCGAAAAATAACAGGCGATTCACATCCTAGCTTACCAGGTTCACCAGGTGGATACGATGATACAATCCATCCAGTAATGCCAAAAGACGAAAGTGATCTAGGAACTGGAAATGGAATTACAACTCCACTTCTTGGTCAATTTTGGTACGATACTACATCTAAGACTGCTTTTTTATATGATGGAACAAATTGGGTTACAGCAGATGCACGTTCTGGTGATGTGAGAATAGATGCAAAGACTACAATATCTATAAATGATTTAGAATGTAATGGACAAGCAGTATCAAGAACTAAATATGTCTCTCTTTTTACTGCAATCGGAACAACATTTGGTGTTGGGGATGGATCAACAACGTTTAACGTTCCTACGATTGCATCACCTGGCGCTGGCCTATTGTACATAATAAGGACATAAAATAAATGGCAGCTGAAAAATACACAATAAATTTTGTAGATCCTACAAAAAGCACAATCACTGTTATACCTAATTCATTATCAGGACCGTCTGGTGGTATTAGAACTACAGATATAGACCTTCTAGGTATGGGGCATTCACTATGGGGTGAAATGGTGCTTGAAAATTTCATTCACATGCTTGAAAACTTCTCATGTACTGAAGACATACATACAATATTGGCGGTTCCTAGCGCTTCTACGTTTACAGTTCAGGGTGATGTAACCCCTGCATTTACTAACGGAAGAACTTTCAATATATGGGATTCTGATAATAATGATGGTGTGTATACAGTATCTTCATCATCTTATAGTAGTGGTACTATGCAAACTACAGTTGTTATAGTAACAACGGGCAGTCCAACACCTACACTTGTAGCTGGCGGTAATCTGGGTTCCGCAGGTGAACTTGGTATACCTAATTTAGCATTAACATATAGTCCAACGCTTCCACTTGAAGGCCAGATTTGGTATAACCAAACCCGTGGTCAAATTCATGTATATGAAAGGATTGGTTCACCCGCAGTAGGAAATTGGAAACGTGTTGGTGGTATTACTTTTTCTACCACTGCACCAACTTCACCATCAGATGGTGATCTTTGGTGGGAAACTACAGCATATGCTACTACTACTGCGGAATATGGAAGAAATCTACATATTCGAGTGGCTGGCACTTGGGTACGAGTAGTAGAAGATTATATGCCACGCGATGGTAGCAAAATCATGACAGGTGATTTAGATTTAAATAACAATCAACTTAATAATGTTGGTACACCAGCCGTTGGAACAGACGGCATGAGCAGAGATTATGCAGACGCACGATATGTAGAATTAGCTGGCGATACCATGGCTGGCGATCTTGATATGAATAACAATCAACTTAATAATGTTGGTACACCAGCCGTTGGAACAGACGGCATGAGCAGAGATTATGCAGACGCACGATATGCGAGTGCGAGTGCGGCATGGCCAATCGGCTCCGTTTATATAAGCATAGTTAGTACTAACCCAAATACACTTCTAGGTTTTGGAACATGGTCACAAATTGCACAAGGCCGCACGCTCGTAGGTCAAAACGGTGGTGATGCTTTATTTATAACACCAGAATCTACAGGAGGCAGCAAAAATGCAATTGTTGTTAGTCACACACATACAACAAATTCAGCAGGAAGCCACACACATGGTCTTGGTGTAAATGTTGTTACTACACAAACTCCGTATAAATCACCAATTGATCCAACATCCGGGGCAGCGCCATCGGGTTCTCTTAAGAATGAAGTTAGTGCTGGTTCACACACACACACTATTAATTCGACTGGTTCTAGTGGTACTAATGCTAATTTACCACCTTATTTCGTTACTTATATGTGGAAACGAACGGCTTAAAAATTAAATAGGGAATAACAATAATATGGCGACAAAATATACATTTTATTTTTCAGATACTGCAAAATCATCATTCGATTTACATGCATATACTGCAAATGGCCCCATAAGCCCATCAAATGGTACATTAATACCACAAGCCGTAGCTCAAACAACTACGTTAAAATTATATGGTAAGGGTATGAAAAATTACGGTGAAGGAGTAGAGCAAAATTTAATTTATATACTTGAAAATTTTGCCAACTCTATTGAACCAGTTAATGCTATAGAAGGACAACAATGGTATAAGAATTCTACATCAGAATTATTCATTAATAATGGAAGTACATGGGACGGTATTATTTTATCAAATGGCGTAACATCTATGTCAGCAGAATTGATTTTATCGGGTAACGCTGTTAGTACTCTTGGGGCAGTACCAAAACAACAACTTGATACACATACCATCGATTTTTCACTTCATATGACAACAGAACAAAATGCGTTTTTTGATGGATTGGATCTAGTCGGTAGTCCTGGTGGTACAATAACTGCTTCTGATGTTAATCAACTTCAAGGCATAGGCGGAAACGTTCAAATACAAATTAATGATAAGATTAGTCGTACCGGCGATACTATGGATGCTTCTGCTGATTTTACCTTAAACGGCGGTGATATTAACATGATTGCCTCAGGTAATATTATTTTCACTGGCGGGAAAATAACAGGATTGCCCATATCACCAACAATTAGTACAGAAGCGACATCTAAACAATATGTAGATGCCCAGCTCGCTTCTGGTATTGGTGGTGATGGTGTTTTAACATCTATTGATTTTGTTGTTGATCCCGGTGGTTCACCACCACCAATATATGATACATCTAAAACAACTTTAGAATTTACAATATCGTTTCCAGGCTCTCCATCCAGCACCGTACTTTCTATAGATGGTATTGCGCGGGCCGGACATTTTCATTCAGCTATAGATGTGATATTCGATAATACTTTTAATGGTTCATATCCTGTGGATGTTCAAAATTCCATAGAATATATTGATACCAATAAAGCAGATCTATTAAATCCTATATTTACTTCTGATATTACAGCAAATGGTGATTTAATAGTCAATTCAGATGGTACTTTTATAGGACAAGTTACCGCTTCAGACCCTACAGTCGGAACACATCTTGCTACTAAGAATTATGTTGATAATAATGTTACCGCTGGTAGCATATCTACTACGGTAGGTAGAAAGCTTGAATTAACGCCAGGTGGATCACCACCGGTGCCTTATAATGTTCTTTCGCATCTTGCAAACGATAATAAAATGTCGATTACTATCAATGGTATTAAATATTATGGACATACATATGGTGTACAACAAATACAATATGATGAAAGTCATCAAGGAGATATATTAGGAGAAACATTAACAGGATTAGATCAGTCTGTAGATTATGAATTCAATATTGCGATTGATGGTGGTAGTGCTGTAACGGTTACGATACCAACAGGAACAGATACTACATCACACACGGCATTATTTTCTTCTATAAATACCGCAATGGCAGTAGGTAGTCCACCATTGGCAGAAGCCACTATATCACTCGAAGGATTCATATCTAATACGGAAGTCTTCACATCACATAGTTCTGGTGTTGGAAGTTCTATTGTTATTTCAGACCCAGGCGGAAGCCCGGATGTATATTTGTTTGCTATAGATGCCAGTCCTACTAACATATTAAGTGCAGTATTTAGAAGCGAACCAATAGGCGGCTCACCCGGTCCTACACCAGATGAGATCGAAATAACGGGCGATGTTACAGCAAGTTTCCCTATAGGGAAATCATTTACTATACGTGGTTCAAATGATGCAACATATGGAAGTTTTGACGGTGTTTATAGAGTGCATAATAATGGCGCTGTTTATTCTGCAAGTCCTGGTACTACATTAATTCCAATCGCAACAGTTTTTGATTCTTCCGTGGCATCTCATTTATTGCCATCATATCAACCAGCAGGCGCAGGATCGCCCGCACCTGCTGCACCTTCACCATCAGCATATGGTGCTGTACATTTTACACCAATAGGAAGATTCGATCAAGTATTGACGGCCATAGACGGCATTAACGGTGATTATGCAGAAACAGATAGTGCAGGAAATACAATTAAACCAGGCACTTCAACAGATTACATTTTATTCTCAACAACCATCCCATCTGGTGAGAAAATAGAAACGATATTAATAAATTAGGGAGTATTGATAGATGCCAAAAATTAGTTCATTTCAAACCGATGATACCATTCTTAAAGACACTGATCTTAATAACCGCGTACAAGATTATAATCCTGATATACTCACGCTAAAGAATAATTTATCAGCTTCAATCGCACCTACAGCAAATGATGATAGTAATAGTGGTTACTCTGTCGGCTCGCGGTGGATTGATATATCAGCCGATAAAGAATATGTTTGTTTAGATTCCACTGTTGCTACTGGCTCTCCACCAGTGGGTGCAGTGTGGAGTGAAACAACAGGTGGCGGATCATTGACAGGTATCAGTGATAGTACAACAGGTGTTGTTTTAACATTAACAGATTCGGCAATTTCTTCATCCGTTAATATTCAACTCGATGGTACAGATCCTACTCTAATTTTAGATCGTGATGCAACTACAGGCTATTCAACACTTCAGTTTGGCACAGCAACCGTTAGTGATTGGCAGATCTATACACAAAATACAGCAACCCCAAGTTTAATTTTTCATGACGGAACAGCGGGAAGATTAATTTTAGAAGACGGTGGTAATGTTGGTATTGGTACTACTACTCCGGGATCGGATATTGTAGGTACTGTTGATTTAACAACTCTTGCTTTTCATGTTAAAGAAACATCTGGTGCAGGCAATATAGTCATACAAGGATCTACTGGTGCTGTACTTCATTTAGTTGATACTACTGGTAGTGTCGATTCTAAATGGATGAGATTATCAACTGACGCAGGAATAACTAAATTTCAAGTATTAACTGACAGCGGTGGTAGTGCTATAGATAATGTAATTGCTATAGATATGACTAATGGTAATGTTGGTATGGGCGAACCAGTCCCAGACACTCCTTTACATATAACAGGTTCAGTATCTGGCAATTTATTAACTTTAGAAAGTACAGATGC